AAATTCAAGGAAGTTCCTAGATCTTTTATCGGTGAATCAAAGAAATGGTTTGGAGATAGGTCTTCCTACTAAATACGAGTATAAGTTTTTATCTTTGATGAATGCCAGAAGAGCAAATGACCCTCAAGAACTAAAACGTCTTACTGATGAAATCACTTCTGGAGAGTACCCCGCTTTGGAGGCCATTGCGTTTATTGCAGATGACGGCTTTTTGTCTTTCAAAGGTATGCCGGGAAGCCCTGTAAAAAAGATGGAGAACGATCTTAGTCCATTAAGGGCGGACGTTTTTGATGTTCCTTTGGAGGTTAAAAATGCAATTAGGCGGTTAGGCTATCAAGACATAGGACGTGTTTCACGAGAGAGTTTTCTTAAAGACGTAAACGCCACAGTTCCTGCGGGGTATGCGGATTTAGTAATGCAGTTGTTTGACACACGACATGCTCGTAAGGTTGATTTTGCTAATTCAATCAATAAAGGCTCAGAGGCTCAAAAGTTTAACGAGAGCTTTAGTCTCTTGAAATCTGCCCGTAGGGACGTTGAGGACGCACTTAGGCGAGTTGCTGCTATAGACCCAATCAGGGGTACAGGGTATTCGCCCGCAAGAATTGAAGCCTCATCTGATTTAATGACGGCGGGTAAAAAAATAGTTGAGGCCAGAAAAACAGGCTTATTTGGTGGTGAAAATAATGATGCAGCCCAGCTTCTTGAAGAAGCGCGAGAGGCTGTTAAAAAAGCTACTGTCGGACCACGGCCCGGTGCCCAACTGTACGAGGAAGGCGGCGCGGTAAACAGCGGGATTGCTGAATTTGTACCTTATATGATAAGGTAAACAACATTTTGAGGAAAAAACATGGCTAGACCCCCTGTATCTTTGATCGACAATCAAAATCCGCAGGTCGATCAGGAAGAGTTGATGGCGGAGATTGAGATCGAAGCACCCGGCACGTTAGACATGTCCGGGGATCCTAGCGACATCGACATAGAGATTGACGAAGAGGGTGGCGCGGTCATTGATTTTGACCCGTCTATGCGCGAGATCAGCACTGATTTCTTTGCTAATTTAGCAGAGGACATGGATGATCGTGAGCTAGGCAGCATTGCCAGTGAGCTTACCAGTGATTTTGACGCAAACAAATCCAGCAGACAGGAGTGGGAAGATGCCTATGCCAACGGTCTTGAACTTCTTGGCTTCAACTACTCAGAAAGGACTGAGCCCTTCAGAGGTGCATCTGGCGTCACGCATCCCCTTCTGGCGGAAGCTGCTGTGCAATTTCAGGCCCAAGCGTTCAACGAGTTGTTGCCAGCGGGAGGGCCCGTGCGTACTGCCATAGTTGGCTCTGAAGACGCGGCAAAATCTGACCAAGCCCAGCGCATCAAAGATTTTATGAACTACTACATCACTAATGAGATGGAAGAGTACACGCCTGACATGGATCAGATGCTCTTTTATTTGCCATTGGCGGGTAGCACGTTCAAAAAAGTGTACTATGACGACAATTTAGACCGTGCCGTGAGCAAATTTATCCCGGCAGAGAACCTCGTGGTCCCTTACGAGACTGCGGATTTGCAAAGTTGTCCGAATATTACCCACGTTGTGCGTATGAGCTTGAACGATTTGCGTAAAAATCAGATCGCGGGCTTCTATCGGGACATCCCTGTCCTGCCACAACAGGGAGCAGAAGACGATTTGACGGGGGAACTTGACCGAATCACGGGCATGGAGCCGTCAACCGTGGACTACGACTGTACTTTGCTTGAATGTCATGTCGATTTGGACCTAGAAGGGTACGAAGACATGGGCCAAGACGGTGAACCAACAGGTATTGAGCTGCCATATATCGTTACAATAAGCCAAGATAACGGACAAGTCCTATCTATTCGCAGAAATTACAGCGAAAACGACCCTGCGAAGCAAAAAATCCAGTATTTTGTCCATTATAAGTTCCTTCCGGGCTTTGGTTTTTATGGTTTGGGCTTGATTCACACGATTGGTGGACTTTCGCGGACTGCGACAGCGGCACTTCGTCAATTGATTGATGCGGGTACACTTTCTAACCTTCCAGCGGGTTTCAAAGCTCGCGGACTACGGATCAGGGACGACGATGACCCGCTACAACCCGGTGAATTTAGGGACGTAGACGCCCCCGGTGGTGCTATTCGTGACAGTTTGATGCCGTTGCCGTTCAAGGGGCCGGATGGCACTTTATTCCAGCTTTTAGGCTTTGTTGTGGACGCTGGTAGGCGTTTTGCCACGATAACTGACATGAAAGTCGGGGATGGCAACCAACAAGCCGCTGTGGGCACTACAATCGCCCTTATGGAACAGGGCTCTCGCGTAATGAGCGCGGTGCATAAACGCCTACATTATGCCATGAAAATAGAATTTAAGCTTCTTGCTCGTGTGATGAAGGAAAGTTTGCCGCCTATTTATCCTTATGCGATAGAGGGTGTGGATTCTGCGGTTAAAGCAAAAGATTTTGACGACACCATTGACGTCATTCCTGTCTCTAATCCAAATGTTTTCTCACAAGCGCAACGTATTGCTTTAGCGCAGACCAAGATGCAGTTGGCCGCGCAGGCCCCACAGATGCATAACATGTACGAGGTATATCGTGACATGTACGAAGCCCTTGGCGTTAGGGACATCGACAAGTATTTGAAGAATGAGCAGTCGGTTCAACCAGTGCCCAAAGACCCTGCACAAGAAAACATGGACGCTCTTGATCGGGGCAGGTTGCAGGCCTTTCCGGGGCAGAACCACGAAGCGCATATCATGGCTCATCTTGTATTTGGTGGCTCACCACTTGTTGGCGGCACTCCCGACGTAGCGGTAGCTTTACAGAAGCATGTCATGCAGCATGTGCAGATTGACTCTGTAGAAAAAGCAATGGCGCAGCTTGGCCTGACACAACAGCAACAGGTTCCGCCAGAGGCACAGATGCAAGTAGATGCTTTGGCGGCACAGATTATGGCGCAGGGCATGAAGATGGTTCAGGATCTTGGACGACAGCTTTCTGGTGGTGGAGAGCCTGACCCAGTGATTGCGCTCAAACAACAGGAACTTCAGCTTGACGCACAAGCAGAACAGAACGATAGAGAGATGGAAGAGCGTGAGCTTAACCTGAAGCAGGCTCAGATGATGGATAAGTCACGTCAGTTTGACGAACGCATCCAGAGCCAAGAAGAACAGACCGCTGCTCGTATTCAAGCAGCGTTAGAACGAGAACGCATGAAAATGAGGAGCGTAGAATGAGTGTAGTAAAAAATGTGATCAACACGCCCGGTCCAGCGCCAAAGGCGGTGGAGTATGCGGACATTCAAGGTCAGGGCCGTATTCCTTACGGTAAAACAGCGGATGTCAAAGTGCCTACAGGCATGGGTAGAAGCACTGCTCGTGGCATGGGCGCTGCCGTAAAGGGTGGAAGCTACATTAGCTGCAAATAAATAATACAATCTAGGGGATGGGGCACCCCAAAGCTTGTATTCATAACGACAGGCTAGGTAAAGATGGACCCTATTACCGTCATGGCTACAGCCACCGCAGCGTTTAACGCTGTGAAGAAGGGCATACAGATAGGCCGTGACATAGAAAGTATGGCAAGTGATTTAGGGCGCTGGATGGGCGCTCTATCTGATTTGGATATGCTTGAAAAAGAAGCCAAGAACCCTCCTATATTTAAGAAACTTTTTGCAGGCAAGTCTGTCGAGCAGGAAGCTATGGAGACGTTTGCCGCAAAGCGCAACGCGGAACAGCAGAGAACTGATCTTAAAAATTTTATAGGCATGATGTACGGCAAATCCAAGTGGGATGAGCTTATTGCTATGGAAGGCAAGATAAGAAAATCTCGTCAGGAAACTTTGTATCTTCAGAGGCAACGACGACGTAAATTTGTTGAGATTGTGGCATGGATAGTGATGGGTTTGGTTGGGGTGGGGCTTTTAGTGGGGTTTGTTTTCTTCTTGAAGGGGACAGTAGCTAACGCGGACGATCTGATGGTAACTTGCCGCAAGGTCAAGTGCGAAAAGTTGGACAAAAAACAAACTGTTTGTGTGTTCAAAGGCGCAAACAACACTATTGAGTCTCAGATCTTTGAGTATATGGAATTTATTCCAAACCAGTATCAATGCAAGTATGACCCGAATGCGAAGAAACAGATGACGGTACAAGAGAGTTTAAAGGAGATACGGGAGAGCCAGAAATGAACAAGAGGTTACAAAAAAAGAGTGATTACGATAAGTATGATCTTGACGGCGATGGCGTAGTCACAGACGAAGAACTAGAACACGCAAAAGAAATGCGAGAGACGGATCGTGACTTGCGTAAAAGCTTGGCTCAGTTGCGTATGGCAAGATACACATTGATAGGCATGGGCTTATTTACAGCCGCTTTGTTCACGCCGTGGATACCACTTGAGCGTATTGAAGCTCTATCAGATATAAGTAATTTATTTTACATCTCCGGCGCGGGCATTGTTGGCGCTTACATGGGCACAACCGCGTGGATGAGCCGGAAGTGATAGATGCTTTTTTGTTACTGGTATACCTTGGTACAGGAGATTTTCGCAAACTAGATAGTGCGGACATGTATTTTTATTCAGTTACAGAGTGCAATTACTTTGCCTCACAAGTGTCTAAAAGATATGGAAACTATAGTTACTCACAGTATGTTGACGAGAGAGATCGTGCCACCGCATACTGTGTTCCTCGTCGTGTGGACCCTGAGACAGTAAAGGTGTATTAAAATGTTACAGGCCCTTATAGGACCAATCGCTTCGTTAGCCGGGACTTGGCTAGATGGTAAGGTGGAAAAAACTAAGGCAGAAAGCGCAACGAAAGTCGCAAAGGCCAAGGCTGAAGCGGTTATTATGGAAAAGAAGGCCACGGGTGAGATCGACTGGGATCTAGAGATGGCTAAAGGTAGCCAAAACTCTTGGAAAGATGAATGGCTTACTATTTTGTTCTCAGTTCCGCTTGTATTAGCTTTCTGTGGCGACTGGGGGAGACAAATAGTCACTGACGGTTTCACTGCTTTAAACGCTATGCCAGAGTATTATAGGTATACGCTAGGAATCATTGTATCCGCTTCTTTTGGAACTCGTGCTGCCACTAAATTTTTCGGCAAGAAGTGAGTTGCATATGTCCGCATAACAGCGTATATATTCTTATATGGATGGAATAATAATTACCAATCATATCCTGAAGTTGATTGGAGACAAGAAAGAGCAGATCTCTGACATTCTTGTCTACAGCGGCGTAAAGGACATGCTACATTACAAGCAATTGATCGGAAACATCGAAGGCTTGGATTATATTCAACAGGAACTCAAGAGCCTGCTAGATAAACAGGAGCGACTAGATGACTGAAGCTGCGGAAGCAGAAACAAAGGCCGAAGTGCCTTCAACTCCTTGGGTTGACCCCTCTGAAAGAGTGCTTGATCCCTCCCTCATAGATAAACCCCTATTAGAAAGAATGCCTTCGCCCACAGGTTGGCGTATTCTTGTTTTGCCGTACAGAGGTAAAGCAAAGACCAGCGGTGGCGTATGGTTACCTGACCAAGCTGTAACTCAAAATGAGATATCCACTCAGGTGGGTTACGTCTTAAAAGTCGGGCCGCTTGCTTATGAGGACAGAAGTAAGTTCCCAGAAGGCGGATGGTGTGGCGAAGGTGACTGGGTCATTTTTGCTAGGTACGCGGGATCTCGTTTTAAAATAGAAGGCGGAGAAGTACGAATCTTAAATGATGATGAGATACTTGCCACTATTTTAGATCCTGAAGATATTCTTCATAACTGAGGGTAATTATGGAAAACGCAGTAAAAGATAGAGAAGAAGTCCAAGAGGTTGAAAATTTAATTGAAGAGGACCGGGTAGAGGGTGTTGAAGTTGAGGTGCAGGAAGGGGAAGTTGAGGTAGTAGCTGAAGCTGAACCAGAAGAACCTCAAAAAGATCGTAAACCCACGTCTAAAGATCGAATAGACCGTTTGACAAAGCTTCGCCGTGAAGCAGAGCGTCGAGAGCAAGACGCCTTAAAATATGCGGAATCGGTCAAAAGAGAATCTGAAGATTTAAAAGCTAGGCTGAACAAGCTCGATCAAGGTTATGTTCAGGAATATTCGGGAAGAGTTGAGAGTGAGCTAGAAGCTGCTAAAAATAATCTCCGCCAAGCTATGTCAATTGGGGACACGGATGCTGCGGTTGAGGCTCAACAACAACTTGCGTCTCTAACTTTAGCAAGAGAGAGAGCGCTTCAAGCGCAATCTAGGGTTAAAGAAGAGACTGCGGCAGAGGTTCCAGCGCAACAAGCCCAGCCAGAACAACCCCCGCAAAGACCTGATCCCAAGGCAGAGGCATGGGCGGATAAAAATGAATGGTTTGGTAAAGACCAGACTATGACTTATGCGGCTTTTGGCATACATAAACAATTAATTGAAGACGAAGGGTTTGACCCCGCGTCAGATGAGTACTATAGTGAACTTGACAGGCGGATTGCGGAAGACTTTTCGCACAAGCTTGGAAAGCCCGGTCAGAGAAGCTCCCGACCAGTTCAGACGGTAGCTTCCGCGAGTAGGACCGCTAAAACATCTGGACCTCGCAAGGTCAAATTGACCGCTTCTCAAGTTGCGATTGCCAAAAAACTTGGTGTCCCCCTTGAGGAATATGCTAAGTACGTCAAGGAGTAAGATTGATGTCTGATTTTGAAATTACAAAGACTGACGATATTGATCGTAGCTCCCGTGCTAGTAAGACAAGGGAGAAAGAGACGAGGCGTAAGCCTTGGGCTCCCCCGTCTATGCTAGACGCACCACCTGCGCCCGACGGGTACAAGCATCGTTGGATTAGATCCGAAGTTCGTGGATTTGATGATCAGAAAAACATTTCTGCTCGTCTACGCGAAGGATACGAACTGGTTCGCCAAGATGAGTACCCTGATTTTGAGGCTCCCGTCATTGATTCAGGTAAATATGCTGGTGTGTTTGGAGTTGGCGGATTAGTTCTCGCTCGTATTCCGTTGGAAACGGTTGCTGAAAGGAAAGCCTACTTTGATGGTAGGAATGCTGATCAGATGGAAGCCGTGGATCACGATATGATGCGGGAAAATTCTCACTCTACCATGACGATTAGTAAACCTGATCGTCAATCGCGTGTAACCTTTGGTGGCCCTAAAACTTAGGGCTTGATTGGAGTTTAAAATGGCAAACCAAGATACTTCTTTTGGTCTGCGTCCAATTGGATTAACAGGTTCTGGAGCGAACACTACTGGTGTAACTCAATACGAGATTGCTAGTGACAATACGAATGCTATCTTTCAGTATTCTCCAGTTATCCCGCTTGCTGCGGGCGTAATTGACATTGTCGGCAATGCAAACGGTGGTACAGTTCCGGCGCTTGGTGTCCTTATGGGCGTCGAATATGTGGACAGTTCTACTAAGAAGACTGTCTTCAAAAACTTTTGGCCCGGTGCCAACAGTGTCAGTGTTGACACAAACTTCCCGGTAAAGGCATTTGTTGCGGACAACCCTAATCAGTTGTTTATGGTTGCTGCTGACACAACATGCACAAACCGTGCAACGGCACTTGCAGATCTTTTTACAAACTGTTCACTTGCAACAGCTACGTCAGGGTCAACAAACAACGGCCGTTCAACTGCTCAACTAGACATTTCCACTGCTGCGAATACCGCAACATTGTTCATGCGTATTGTTAATCTGAGTACAGATGAAGCAAACCTTGACTTTGCATCAGCAGGAGTGAATTTTGTAGTTCGGTTTAATTTCCACCACAACGCGCCTGTGGCAGCTTCTGCGTCACAGACAACGTCGTTGTCAACAGGCATATAGGAAGGGAGAATTAGACAATGGCTATTTCTCGCGCACAACTAGCAAAAGAGCTAGAACCCGGCCTAAACGCTCTGTTTGGTCTGGAATACAATCGTTACGAGAACGAACATGCTGAAATCTTTGAAGAAGAAGCCTCAGATAGGGCCTTTGAAGAGGAGGTCATGCTTGGGGGTTTCTCAACAGCACCTGTTAAAGGCGAGGGCACTGCCGTCAACTTTGACGATGCTCAAGAGACATACACGGCTCGTTACACACATGAGACGATTGCATTGGCATTTTCAATCACAGAAGAAGCGATTGAAGATAACCTTTATGACCGTCTTGCGTCTCGCTACACTAAGGCTCTAGCTCGTTCTATGGCCCAAACCAAGCAGATTAAAGGCGCTGCAATTTTGAACAATGCTTTTAGCACGGGATCTCCTGTCGGAGATGGTGCAGCGCTTTGTTCAAATGCACACCCTTCTCTGTCTGGTAATCAAACAAACATCTTAGCTACCGCAGCAGATCTCAATGAGACCTCTCTGGAGCAGATGCTTATTGATATTGCTGGGTTTACAGATGAGCGTGGTCTTAAAGTGGCTGTTCGGGGTACAAAGCTCATAATTCCAAAAGAGCTTCAGTTCATTGCAGAGCGTGTGATGAACTCAAATCTTCGTTCGGGAACAGCAGACAATGACACTAACGCTATGCGTTCAATGGGTCTGATCCCAGAGGGTGCGGTGGTAAATCACTTCTTGACGGATACAGATGCCTTCTTCTTGAAGACAGATGCTCCAAACGGATTTAAGATGTTCAACCGCTCACCAATCAAGACCGCTATGGAAGGTGATTTTGACACTGGAAATATGCGGTTTAAGGCGCGGGAGCGTTACAGCTTTGGCGTTTCAGATTGGCGTTGTGTCTTCGGAACACCCGGCGCGTAAAGTTCCCTTCTCCAAAGGGGTTAAAGGGCGGCTTCACAGCCGCCCTTTTTTGTTGTATGATTTTTTATCCCTGACAAACGCACTGGGCGTTTGACACTAGCCACGACAGGAGACGTACATGGCTACTACCACTTTTTCGGGCCCAATTAAGGCCGGGACAATTAAAAACACGACAGGCACAACTCTTGGTTCTGACATTGCTAATGTTGGTCAAGTTGTAATGGCGCAGACTTTTTCAGTAGATCTCTCCGGCGGAGCCGTTGCAGCAGAAGTTACTAATGTCATTATTCCTGCAAATTCCCAAATTATTGATTGTGTGATTGATGTGATTACCGCAGCTAACACCGCAACCAACCTTAGTGTTGGTGATACTGTTGGTGGAGCAGCTTCGCTTGTTAACACTTTCGCTATCGGAACAACTGCCGGTCGCAAATATCCAACGACTGAATCTGGTGGAGCGTTGGCTTGGGAAGATACGGGAACAGCGGATATTCGTTTGACTGTCACAGGTTCTGCCGCGACAAATGCAGGTGAAGTTCGTGTAACAATTCTGTATCAGCAGAATAACAACCTCGCATAGTGGGAGGTCGTTATGGCTGACTCAGACGTAAGATCCAAACGTGTTACTGCGACGGGTTCACTTAGTGTGGGACCTGCTCGTATACGTCAGATTCAGTTGAAAACAACGTCGGGCACACCTCGTCTTACCATTACAGACGGTACTGGGGGCTCTACTGTTCTTGACCTTGATTTCAATGAATCAACGACACACTCTGTCAATATCCCCGCAGAAGGTATTCGCGTAAGCGACATCTTTGTTGGAACCTTAACAAATATAACTGCGGTAACGGTGTTCTTTAATTAAGGGCTTTTAAATGGCGACTAAAAAACGTGACGATAAAATGCCCGCCAGAAATAAAAAGAACTTCCGCCCCACCAAATCTGGGGCGGGAATGACTAAGGCTGGGGTTGCTGCATATAGACGTGCAAACCCCGGTTCTAAGTTGAAAACCGCAGTTACAGG